ATAGAAACTTCCAACTTTGACATATTCTCTACCGTACCAAGCTGACTTATAAGAAATCATATTGCAAAATGTTCCAAAACTAGCGTCTTGAATGGATTTTGCTAACTTATGATTCTTAATCATATTACTTGATTTTAAGTCTTCTGATATAATGACTTGGTTTTCGTTCACTATCTTTGAAGACACTTTATTCTTTTCCATCTCTTCAATCAGAAATTCAGAAAGCAAAAACTGGGAGTATTCCTTTTCAAATCTTGCTTTTCTTTTAGGATCACTCAGAAATTCATCTACCGTGCTGATCTCTTTTTTATTTTTCATAGTAGGTGCCATTTTTTACTCTCCTTTTATAATCATCCATGTTCCGGATTGCCCGTGACTTTTCTTCCGAAACTCTAAAATATTTGGGATTTTCTATCAGACAGCCATCACTATCAATCAAGAAGTCCTTTATACCTAAATCAAAAGCATAAACGTTATCATTCTTTTCAAGCTGAACTGGATCTTTACAGTCTACACAGATGGAACAGAAGTATTTTCCACTTTTACTCTTTTTTACGGTTATATTATGTACTTTAGTTATGTCATACTTTTCAAAATCATATCCTTGTCTAAAACTTACGCTTCCTATCTTAGGTATAAATATCTTCCGATTTTCAATATCTACTAATTTGAAGAAATCTTTTCTCATCTCGCAGTCTCTGAAAGACTGTTTTCCACTCTTTTTATGAAAAGTTGGAGCTTTAGATTGTTGTTTAGATTCACCTTTTAACGACTTCCACCAGTTCTTATATGCTTTGTTTAGATCCCAGATAGACTGACATAAAGCTTGAGAACCTATCTCTTTTAACCAGACATTATCATTTTTGAGTTTTTTAACGATTTCCAATTGATTTGGTGAGCTTTTATGCTCTTTATAATATTCATTTTGAGTATATAATGTACAATTATATAAGAACCTACAAGCCCCAAAAGTTCTATTTAATTTAACTTTTTGCTCATTGGTAGGATATAATCGTATTTCAAAAGCTCTTGTGATCATATAAATATATATTAGAAATCGTTATACATACTCCTCATTAAAAGGTGGAATTATTGAACGATTAAAATATATAAAATTTTTATAAAAAATAAAAATAGGCAAATTTATTTTTCTGCCTATTTTTCTTTATCTTAATTTTTTCTATTTAATGAAAAGATCCTTTTCAGCTGTACGTCTTTTAGTTAGCCCAGGAAGAACTTTTCCGTCGGCTTTATTCCATTTTATAAATTCTAATGCCGCACCAGAAAAATTCTTTGCATTTACTTTTTTTAACAAAGTTGAGCTTTTAAGGTTTCCAATTCCAACATTGTAAGCAAAATCTACAAGTGCATCAAATTGATTTTGTGTAACTTGAATTTTTAGCAGTTTACTAACTCCAGAAGAAAAATTCGTAACCACAGTTGTAAGTAAATTCGTTGCATCTTGCTCTGTGATAAGTTTATCTTTAAGTGTAACTTTTTTCCCATTAGAATAAAACGTTGAACCGTATCCTATTGTTGGAACACCAGCTGGACATTTGTAAGGTTTAGCCCTGAAACCTTCAAACATCTTAATCATGTTAATGCAGTTTTGACTTGGTATCATTTTTTCCTCTTAATCAATATAGATGACTTTCTTTTTACCAGTCTTTGTATTCTGCCAGATTTCCCTATGAGGCATCTGACTTACAACTCGCCATTCTTCATCTGAATCTTCATCTGAATATTCAATGGGTTCTGACGGTTTTTTAGCAGCGGCCTCTTTCATTTTTTCAAAACATTTTTTCTGCAAATTGAATAAAGGAGTCCCTCTGCCATCAGAATATCTTGTTTCGGTTTCATCATCATGCTCTTTAATATATTTTTTCACTAATGCAGCAAATGATCCTCTGTCATATGCAAAAGATTCCATTGTATCTTCAAAATTCTTAAGTTCTTCTTTGTCCATTTCATCAATATCCATATAAAGATAATTTTTAATTATAGTCAAAGCTTCATCCGAAGACATATCAGTAAGTTCATCCAATGAAACTTTTCTGTTTAAATTAATCCTGTTTTCTTTAAGAATTTTCATTTCATCTTCAGTTAAAACTACCATATACTTTTTCATATTCCATCTCCTATTGTAATTCTTTTGCTATTTCTTGCATTACAGCTTCTTTAAATTCTTTTATGTCATATATGTCATTAACTATTGCAAAATTATTTACTTCCCTATTTGCTATTCTATCTAATTTATCTACTTCATTTGCAAATTTTCTTATTATGACTAAAGCCACATGTTTAACATCTTCATTTGTCCAATCTTCTTTTATATGATGTTGAGTAATGCTTAAAATTTCTTGAAGTTCTTTTTCTGTTATTATTGCTTTGTACTTTTTCATTTTTCCTCAAAACTGAAGTCTAAGGCCAGTTTTGCCTTTTATTGAATATCCATCTGTCCAATTTGAAAAACCCTTTTTGGAAGCTTCTACGCCCAAAAATACTGGCCCCAAAACCTTATAATCAACACCAGCTGACGCTCCAAAATCTGTATTTAATTTTTTATCAATAGTGAACGTTCCGTCAGCATATATATTAAATTTCTTTTCTTTTACAATTGTTTCAGTTTTCTTTACACTTTCTGTTTTTTCTTTTTCTTTTACATAAACTGTATCATATTTAATAACTGAATCTTTAACAACATTCACATCAGTTCTTTTTGAAAGAGAATCTTCAAGAGCCACTATTTTAGCTTCCATTTCCTTTTCGTATTCAGAATGTTCAATATAAACCTCTTTAATACTATCCTTATAGATTACTCTTTCATATATTTTTGTATCATTTTTCTTAATTTTGCTTGCAGAATCTATAAAATTGTATTTACTTAATAAAGATGTATAAACAGAATTTAATGAATCATAATGATAAGAAAAATTCTTTATTTTTTGTTGATATTCCAATTCAGTTTTAACTTTTTCAGATTGATATGTTTTTTTATTAGTATATGAAGAATTGTATTGGTATATGCATAAGGCAGATACAGCAAGTATTATTATAACAAGAACTAATTTTACTTTATCCATATTGTATTTATATAAATATAATAATGAAAAAGCAAAATATATTTATAAGAATTTTAAAATTTTTTAGACTTTTAAATGATAACGGAGATCTTAGTCTTACTAATATCCTTCTTGTAGCATTTTCTATAAAATTTTTACTTCTTCCTAGTTCTGACTTTGCTAACATGAGTTCTGTATTTTGCGCATTAGTTCCTATTCTTACTTCAGCCGGAATGTATGTTTCTAAAAATTATATGCATCAATCTAGAGAAAAATTTGAAAAAACTCTAGAAAAACAAAGGACTGCCCGTGTGGACAATCCTGATGAAAAATAAAAAAAATTAATTTTAGATTTTGTAAGTTTTTCTTTCTTTGAATTCTTGAGTTTTTCCTATATTCCAATTTTTAACTGGTCTATAGTATCCTGTAATTCTTGACCATATTTCTGTTTCTTGTCCGCATATAGGACATGTATGTTCTTCCCCATTTATATATCCATGTTTAGAACATATACTATAAGTTGGAGACAATGTAAAATATGGAAGTTTATAATTTTCAGCAATCTTTTTTACTAGATTAGCAGCGGCTTTCCAATTCGGAAGCTTTTCTCCAAGATATGAATGAAACACCGTCCCAGAAGTATATAATGTCTGAATAGGATCCTGATGATCCAAAGCAGTAAATATATCTGATGTAAAATTCACTGGAAGATTGGAAGAATTTGTATAATAAACATCTTTTCCTTTTCCTGCTGTAATTATATCAGGATATGTCTGCTTATCATGCAATGCAAGTCTTAAACTTGTACTTTCAGCTGGAGCACTTTCCAGATTAAAAAGATCCCCGTATTTTTCCTGATAATCAGAAAGGCGAGTACGCATATGATTAAGTACATCAATTGTGAATTTTTGACCTTCTGCAGAAGAAATATCCTTTTTTATCCACTTAGCATTAAGACACATTTCATTCATTCCGAGTGTAGCTATTGTGCTGAAGTGATTTTTAAATGAACCTAAATATCTTTTAGTATATGGATACAATCCTTCTTCCATGAATTTTGTAACAGTTTTACGTTTAATATCTAGTGATCTTGCTGCTATATCCATCAACTTATCCAATCTTACATAAAAGTCTTTTTCATTTTCAGCAAGATATCCTATTCTTGGTAGGTTTAAAGTTACGACACCTATAGATCCTGTGCTTTCTCCACTGCCAAAATAGCCGCCTGACTTCTTGCGAAGCTCTCTTAGGTCCAAACGCAACCTACAACACATACTTCTAACATCACTAGGTTTCATATCACTATTGATGTAGTTACTGAAATAAGGCTGTCCAGTTTTTGCGGCCATTTCAAAAAGTAATTTTGTATTTTCTGATTCTGACCAATCAAATTCCTTTGTGATGGAATATGTTGGAATTGGATACTGAAATCCTCTTCCATTAGCATCACCTTCATTCATAACATCAAGAAATGCCTTGTTCACCATATCCATTTCTTTCTTGCAATCTTTATAGCAAAAATCCTGTTCTTTGCCGCCAACAATACAGTTAAGTTCTGCCAAATCATTAGGAACAGTCCAATCAAATGTAAAATTAGTAAATGGACTTTGTGTTCCCCAACGACTTGGTGTATTCAATCCAAAAATTAAACTTTGAATTTCCTGTTTTACCTGATCTTGTGTAAGATTGTCGATTTTTACAAACGGTGCAAGATATGTATCAACAGAAGAAAATGCCTGCGCTCCTGCCCATTCGTTCTGCATTATTCCTAAAAAGTTAACCATTTGGTTACATAGGGTTGATGAATGGCTGGCGGGAGAGGAAGTAATCTTACCAGGAATTCCACCCAAGCCTTCCTTAATTAATTGCTTTAATGACCAGCCTGCACAAT